GTCCGATTGAATTCGCTCCTCCGTGGGTTTAACCCACATGAAGTCGCCTAATTAGGCAACTTCAATCCACGCTGACTTCAAGTGGACGGTCAGCGGACGTCCGGAATGCAGAAGATGCTTAGCGTTCTCAGGGGATGAGAAGTCCCCCGTTAAGCACTTTCGCAATGCTGCCCACCCGTCTAAGTGGTTGGATGGGGAATCACCATGAACGATGAGGCGTTTGACTTCATCGATATGGAGACGGTTGTTGAACCTTTCAGGAGGAATCCTAAGAAAGGTGAAGCAACCAACTGCATTGCTGTGTACTGGCACGCGCTTGACGATCCTTCTGTCGCATAGCGACAGGAAATCGTCAAGTACTTTCACACTTTTCCAGAGACCAGCTAAATAAAACTGGTTTCTGGTAGATGTGACGCTTGCAAGAACACGTGCATCCCGAGTGATCTCCAAGCGCTGGCGAAGCCTTACAGGCGTTACGTCAGTCCCGTCGTAATAGTCACGACCGCAACTTTCGCGGAAGTGTCCAGAAGAAAAACTCTTCTGACGGTTCACCTTAAGAGCGTAGCTCTCGAGGTGGGAGATCACACTAGCAGCAAAGCGTGTAGGGCAAACGATATCGTCGCCATACACGCGGACATCGTTACGCCACTGAGAAATGAACTTCTCATCAGCGTAGCGTCGTCCCGCGGCGAGAGCCATTCCATGGAGAGTGATGGATAGAAATACCATCGCTTCGACAGGAAAGCAAACAGCGCTGCCCATAGATGCAAATTTTGAAAGCCTGATCTTACGATCATCCTTCCCAAACTTTGCAGTCCGGCTACGAGTGACGTCAAGGGCTTCTTGAACAGAAGGCCAAGGCGCAAACAAGTAACGGACCAGCGAATTCCTAACACGATCGCTTGCCTCACTCATGTCGAGTGTAGCAACGTCGCGATGTATCGAGCCGCGCAGAGCAAGTTGCTGATTAGGCACTTGATCTGTGAAGCCGATCATACCGGAAGTGATCTTGTCAGCTTCCAGTTTAGGCACGAGTGACCGCATGAGCCCCTGTTGCATGTACTGCATACAAGTGGGCTCGACAGCGATCACACGTGGGGTTTTCGCAGTCTTAGGAACGAACTTCACAGCTACTGGAAG